CTTGCAGACCTTGTAACAGTGATCGGTAAGCTGGTTGAGTCCAACCAGAAAATCGAACGGAGAGCTTAATCATGGGAATTATCTCCACTGGCCCCGGATCGCCATTGGCCTTTGCGTCGGCCAGTGGAGGTAAGGTTTTTGCTTATAATAATATCTCTGAATCCAGTGCGTCAGTTGTGGCCTCTGCCAATACTCAGCGCCAAAAAATCATGTTTCACAATCCTGGGCCTAACGATATATTTGTGGCTCCAAGTTATGTACAGACTACTGGGTCTAACGTAGCTCTAGCGCCATCTAATGCAGCTCTTGGAGGTTGCTTCCGTGTTTACGGCAATGGTGGAACCCTTGTGATTGAGGGTGAATGCCAAGGTGCTTATCAGGCATTTGCTGTGACGGGCGCTGGTGCGACCAATCCTCTGACAGTGATGGATAGTAACATATGACATACATATTTGCATTCATCCTTTGGATGCTCTCGTTTGGAGCGCAGGCTCAGAATACAACTTGTGCAACTAGACCTATAGGGGATGCAACTAATGCCTGCGCTTCCACTAAGTTCGTTCAGAATAATACTGTAAATCTCGGAGTTTCGATTCTAGCTTACGGCGCTGATCCTACAGGTGTACTTCCTTCCGGGTCTGCAATCAATGCTGCTATTTCTGCAAATAAAAAAGTTTGGGCTCCATGCGGAACATATTTAATTGATATTCCCATTCAAGTTCCATCGACAACTGATATTTCAGGACTCGGTCCCTGCACAGTATTTAAGGTTAGTTCCACGCTTACTCCAGATACATCGGTTGCGTTTGGTACGTTGCGTCATGTTTTCCGCAACATAGATTATACGGCCGGAAACACCGATATTTATATCCACGACCTGGCAATCGACAACACGTCCGGGCCGACGACGGGCGCGCATATCCATGCGCTCGGCTTCTACAAGGTCACGCGCGCTGGCGTCTACAACATCACGATCACATCGGCTTCCGGGAAGCTGATGGATGACGGCACGGCTTTCGTCGCGTCGAAAGAATACTACGTCCGCAACAACAAGATTTACGGCACGATCAACGCCTGTATCGACCAGTGGGAAGGCGTCACAGATTTCGATGTTTCGGGGAATGTCTGCGACGGCCTTAACCTCGCCAATTATGGAATTGTCGTCAGCGGGTTCGGGACCAACGCCGTCGCCTTTACGTCACAGCGCGGATCGATCTCGAACAATGTCGTCAAGAATTTCCCTGGCGTCGGCATATGGTTGCAGGGCGGCTGGAATGGCGTGTCAGGCGGCGGGGCGACCTACGGGCTCGTCAAGAATATCGAGGTTGTCGGCAACAATATCAGCAGCGTGGATGGCTATCACGGCATTGATCTGACCGACGCCTCCAACAATTCCATCGTCGCAAATACGATCGAAAACATTGGCAGAAACGCCGTCGTCGTCAGTTCCGAAAAATCCGGCGCGTCGACCAACAATGTAATCGCGACCAACGCAATCAGCTCCTGCAACGCGGCCGCCGCAGGAGAGCCGTGCATTCTCCTGACGCCATATGCCCACTACAACACGCTGTCCGACAACACGATCGCCGGCACGGCGCAGACCTATTCGATCGTCATCAACGGCGGGGCGACGGGCAACGTCATCCGTGGCGGCGTCACGCCGGTCGGAACCATCGGCGACGTTTCCGATGGCGGCACGGCGACGCAGCTTCAGATCGGCAATGCCTTCGTCACCTCGCCGACCTTCCGCAGCCTGACGGGCTACGTCAAGGGCAACGGCGCGAGCGCAGCGACGGCAAGCGCCACGGTGCCGACGACCGATCTGACAGGCACGCTGCAGGCCGCGCAGGAGCCCGCGCACACGGGCGACGTGACGAACAGCGCAGGCTCCCTCGCCCTTACGCTGGCGACGGTGAACAGCAATGTCGGCACGTTCGGATCGGCGACGCAGGTCCCGCAGATCACGGTCAACGCCAAGGGCCTCGCAACGGCTGTCGCCAATGTGACAGTGACGCCGGCGGTTGGCTCCATCACCGGCCTCGGAACCGGTGTGGCGACCGCGCTCGGCAACGCCACCAACGCTAGTGGCGGGCTTTTGGCCTATGGCAGCAACGTCGGTCTTCATGCAGGCATTTCGGAAGCGGCGTTTCGCGTCAGCCAGTTGAACCTGAACGCGACCGGCGACACGGCGGTCACGATCACCATGCCGCAGGGCGCGACGCGGTGGGTTCTGTTCGCGATCCGCGTCTCGAATTCGACCGGCAACCTCCCGAACGGGACCGGCACGCTTGGCGCCTACACGGGCGCTGGTCGGACAGGCGTGACCCTTGCCAGCCAGCAGGCGCTGAACACGCTGATTACATCGCAGGCCGACGCCACAGCCGGCAATGTTAACGCCCTGACATTAGCTTCGGCGAACAACCAATCGTTCACCGCGACCACGCTCTACCTCAACGTGCAGACCGCGCAAGGCGCGACGGCAGCTATCGATGTGGCGATTGTGCTGCGCTTCTACTGAGGGGGAAGTTTAATGGTTGACGAAACTGCTCTAGCTAGAATTGCTAAAGACCTGCAAGTTATACGAAACCTGCTTAGTAAGTATGTGAATGCTCAACATGAAGCTGAGTCAGAAATTCCTGAGAAACTTCGGCGGTTTGTTACTTACTGGCATGCTCTCCATGACATTGTAAATATGTATGAGGAAAAGGGAACGATTGCTCCGCCACATGTTAAACGTGAAATGGAGCGGTGTGACGATAGGTTTCGCCAGCTTCTATCTGAGGCTCATCTTGACGGCAATGTCTTTGAGCAGGTCCGCAGGAAGATGGCAGACGACCCCAACAATCGTTGGGATCACACTCTAGCACTAGGAGGTCCAAAATGAAACAGGGTTCTGGCAATTCATCGCGGGGTCAGACTAAGGTCGAACCTCGCAGCTACGGCGTAAACGTCGGCGCAGTTTCTGGCATCGGCCTTCAGCAGGTCCGCTGCGAGAATGAACCTATGTACAACGGCCGAGGCTTCGAAGCCCCTAAGGCCACAACCACAGTCCACAAATCCGGCTCTCAGCGAGGTTAACATGAGCAAACTTGGTACACATGATGGCGGCAAGCCCGAGAAGAAGGATTTGCCCTATGATCCGCCGAAAGGTCCGACGACTCAGACACGTCAAGGCCCGGGACTTGGCGGCACTAATCATGGAACTTCGGGAACACAAGGAAAGCGATAATGGAAGAAGATTTCAAATCCGAACTCGACTGGGCCGACGAGCGACTCGACGATCTGATCAAATTTACGCAGGACGAGAAGTTTCGGAAGCTTCCTGTGGAGGATCAGGACTTGATTGTCCAGCAGGCATCAACTCTGAATGCTTATAAAGATATCGTCTCGCTTCGCGCGGAGAAGGCTAAGAAGTAATGACCACTCCCACCGATATCGCTAATCGCGCACTGCAAGTTATCGGCACCCGGACAACTGTGTCGGATGCTGAACTTGCGAACAATACTTCGAACGAAGCTATTCAGATCAACCTTGCTTATGATAACGTTCGCAAGCGCCTGATCCGAATGGCACCGTGGAATTGTGTGTTGCGGACGGCGAATCTGGTGTATATTACTTCCCTTCCCGGCACCCCAGAGAACACTTCAACAACGCAATCCGGACAACCTTGGCTTCCCGGATTGCCTTCTCCGCCGTGGACTTATGAGTATCAATATCCGGTGGATTGTATATATGCTGCGTGGATTCCGCCGATGAGCCAAGTTGGCTTTGGCGTTGGCATTCCCGCAGGCCCGCCGGTTAAGTTTGCAGTACAGACCGACACCTTCCGACCGGTGACAGCTGCGACTGTTGTGTCGGGTGGGACTGGTTATGCGGTTGGAGATATCATAACCCTCCCCGGCACCCAACAAGGTTCTGCGCCCATCGGAGCGCCAGTTCAGCTTCAAGTCGCAACTCTTTCCGGTTCTGCGATTACAACTGTCTCAGTTGTTAATCAGGTGATGGGGTCGGCAACGCCTAAGGGCGGAAGCTACTTTTCGCCACAAGCCAATCCGCAGGCGCAGGATTCAACCGACGGTTCTGGTTCAGGCGCAACCTTCAACCTGACTTATGGTGCAGCTGCTCCGCAGCGAGTGATCCTTACCGATCAACCCAACGCCAGCCTTGTCTACTGCCGAGACGTCACAGATATAAATGTGATGGATGATTCCTTTCAAGAGGCTCTGGCAAAGATTCTTGGAGCCACAGTCTCCGTTGCACTCTCCGGCGATAAAACCCTCGCCAAGATGGCAATCGAAGAAGCCAATCGAGCGATCGCCGAGGCTCGTGGCGATGATGGCAACGAGGGCCTGACCATCAACGACGTCACTCCTGATTGGATTAGAACTCGTGGATTTGACGCACTTGATATCTACACTCAGAATGGTTGGTCGTTTAACTGGGGACCGGTATTCCCAATTACTTTGTGAGATATAATCATGCCGACACAAGAATATCTCCGCTCAATTTTTGATTATATTGATGGTTGGCTTGTATATAAATATACAGGCAAAGTTGCCGGGCGAATTAAAGAGCGTTATGTTCGTATTATGATTGATAATAAAGAATACTATGCACACAGATTAATATGGTGTTGGCACTATGGATATTATCCAGAACGAATCGATCATATTAATGGTAATGGATTTAATAATAAAATCGAGAATCTAAGAGAATGTACTCAATCACAAAATTCTGCTAATGCAGATTGGGGTATTATGCGTGGAATAGAGCAACGTGGAAATAGTTACAGAGTTCGTCTTAAGTTGAATGGAGAAAGAATTAATTTTGGTTCGTATCGTACTCTGGAAGATGCTATGAAAGTTCGTGATCAAGCTTATCGTGACACCTTTGGTGAATTCTCTTTCTTTGGATAAATCCAATGCCTCATCTCGTCGCCCAAGCCAGCTTCAATTCCGGCGAATGGTCACCGAACCTCTTTGCTCGTGTTGACCTTGCTAAGTACAAAGCTGGCGCGGCACTACTTGAAAATTTCTTTGTGGATTATCGCGGTGGAGCATCAACTCGGCCTGGCACACAGTATATCCTTCAAGCCTACAAATCCTCCACACCAGTCCGCCTTATCACTTTTCAAGCCAGCTTTGGTGTTGGTTATGTTCTTGAGTTTGGCAATGGATATATTCGCTTCTTCTTTCATGGCTCGCCAGTTATCGAAACTGCGATTGCCATAACTGCTGCGACAAAAGCCAATCCTTGCGTCCTCACCATCCCCGGCCATACCTATTCCGTTGGTGACTGGATTTATGTTCAATCTGTTGGAGGAATGACTCAGCTAAATCAAAAATATTTCTCTATACTTGCGGTCGCTGGTAATAATGTCACCCTTGGTGATCTTAATGGAGCCTCGATTAATTCTACTGGCTATGGCACCTATACTTCGGGCGGCACAACTTCCCGAGTCTACACCATTACCTCGCCATATACCAGTGCCGATAATCTACGATTGATTAAATTCGCGCAGTCCGTTAATCAAATGGTCTTGTGTCATCCTAATCACACGCCATATGTCCTGACTCTTGTTTCCGCGACAAATTGGACTCTCCTTCCAATTAACATCGGCGCATCCATTGTAGCACCAACTGGTGTTAACATCGCCATTACTACAGTCGCTTCTCCTGGGGCACTATTTGCCAACTATTCTTACGGCGTAACCTCAATCGACACCGCTGGACAGGAATCTTCCATATCTACGGCAGCGGGTGGAACAGGCTACGATATTCGTCTTGTTGAAGGTTCGGTTAAGGTGAATTGGACTGCGGTTCAAAACGCACAGGCTTATAACGTCTATAAAACCACGGTCTCCTTTTTTGGTGTAGTGCCGATCGGAGTTCAATACGGATTCATCGGCACATGCAAAGATGTTAATTTTATCGATTCAAATATCGCTCCGGATTTTACTCAAACTCCCCCAATATCTAAGAATCCATTTATCGGCTCTGGTATAGATCACGTTACAGTTACAGTTCCCGGGACTTATACCACCGTACCTACGGTATCTTTTGGTGGCGCATCGACAATTGCTGCAACTGCCATCGCGGTCTTAGGGGTGCAAGGAACCCCAACAATCTCTGCGGGTGGTGCTGGCTATGCTATCGGTGATAATGTTAATTTTGGCAATGGCGTCATTCTACAAGTCGCTACTCTCGGGGGCGGCGGGGCTGTTGCTAGTTGGAATATCATCTCGGCAGGGTATCTAACTTCTGGATCAACCCCTGCCAATCCTATCGCTCAAGTTTCTACAACTGGTGGTGGCACAGGTGTAACGATCACTGCGACTTGGGGTGTAGCTCAGGTGGTTGTGACCGGGGCCGGCGCAGGCTTCTCAGTTGCTCCGACGGTTGTGTTCTCAATCGCCGGCGCATCGGCAACAGCATTTCTTGGGGCTACGTCTAATGGTGTGCCGACTGTCCCGGGATTTGTGCAGCAGCGTCTATTTCTCGGCGGCCTTCTCGGTGCCCCACAGACCTTCTATCTCTCCCGTCCCGGTGCCTATTTCAACTTTGATATCTCCCAACCATCCCGCGCTGATGATTCAATCTCCGCAACGCTTGTATCGGGGACGCTAAACAATATCAAATCCGTTGTTCCTTCGAACTCAGGTATGCTTGTTCTCACAGATAAAGCTTCTTGGGTTGTGAATGGTGGTACGGCTGGCGCAGCTTTGACTCCGTCATCGATTGTGGCCAATCCGCAAAGCTTTGTTGGAGCCAGCGACGTTCCGCCAATTGTTGCAAACTATGATGTGCTTTATGTACAAAGCAAAGGCTCGGCAATTCGTGATCTAGCCTTTAATATTTACTTTAATACCTTCACCGGCACCGATATCTCCACCCTCGCCAGTCATCTGTTTTACAGCTATACCATTGATGAATGGTGCTGGGCCGAACAGCCATTTTATAATGTATATTCCATCCGCAACGATGGCGATATGCTTATGCTGACCTTCTTGAAAGAGCAAGAGTTTGTCGGCTGGTCACATTACGTCACGACAGGTTTGTTTAAATCTGCGACGTCTGTAACTGAGCCAACTACATCTGCTGGAACTGTCGATGCAGTCTATACTGTGGTTCAGCGGACGATTAATGGTAACGCCGTTCAATATATCGAGCGATTCGCAGAACGTGCCTTTCCCAATGGTGTTGCGGATGCTTGGTGCGTAGACGCCGCGCTTCAATATTCAGGATCGCCAGCAACCAACTTCACCGGGGCCGATCATCTTGCAGGTGCTACAGTCACTGGCCTTGCGGATGGAGTTGTGATTGCGCCTTTTGTGATGCCAACCTCCGGAAACTTTACTCTTGCAACGCCAGCGTCCAAGGTCACCATTGGCCTCGGCTACACCTGCAAACTTCAAACTCTTGGCATTGACACTGGCGATGGAGCGATTCAAGGCAAGCTCAAACGGGTTGTGTCGATTGATATGAAGGTGAAAGATGCGCTCAATCTCAAAGCCGGATCGAGCTTCGCCAGACTTCAGCCGATTAAAGATTTGATTGTTGGCAATGTCTCGTCGATGCTTACGGGGCAAGACAACCAACTTGTCACTGGCCTTGTCACTGGCGATGCCCGGATTACAATGGACCCAACCTACACTATCCCCGGCCAAGTCTGTATTCAACAGTCCGATCCAATTCCCGCGACTGTCTTAGGCCTCTTTACTCTGCTCGAAATAGAGTCCGGCCGATGAATGGTGAAGTCTATCAAATCTCCCTTTCCCAGCTTGAAGGATTGACTTTACAACCGGAAGTGGTGTATGCTGGTAGAATATCCAGTCATATCCTCGCTGGATTTTATCAATCTGAGTTGCTCTGTATCATAGGCCTAATCCCTAGATCGTTTATCTCAGATGAGGCTTATATCTGGATGCAAACGATGCCCGCCGCGAAAGATCACAAGCTTATGGTCGCCCGCCACGCCAAGCGCGTTGTCGCAAGGGCACTTGAAGTTTATCCTAAGATAATCGGACATTGCTTCAATGAAGCCTCGGCTAAATGGCTGCGATCACTTGGAGCCACTATGTCCGGCGATACCTTTAAAATTCGGAGAGCCTGATGGCTGATCCAGTTACACTCGGAACAATCGGTCTAGCCTCCTCCGGCGCTTCTGGTGCCCTGGGGATTTTTGGTTCGCTCTTTGGTGGATCGGCCAAGGCTGATGCTTATAAATATCAGTCTTCGATGGCGATGTACAATGCCGCGATCGCCAAACAAAATGAGAAATATTCCCTCGATGTTGGCGAACAGCAGGCCGAGAAACAGGGCATCGCCGGGGCCGCTCAAGCTGGGCAGATTAAAGCTGCGCAAGCTGCATCAGGCCTTGATGTTGGTGGTGGATCGGCCAAGGCAGTTCAAGAGAGCCAGCACCTTGTTTCTCAGATGGACCTGAATCAAATCCGCGAAAAGGCCGCTAAGACTGCTTATGACTTCTCGGTTCAAGCGGTGAATTACGAAAACCAAGCTAAAGGCTATAACAAAGCCGCAAGCAACGCTCGAACTGAAAGTGTTCTTGGAGCAGTCTCTTCCTTTATCGGCTCTGCCGGATCGGTTGCCAGTAAATGGATGCAGGGCCAACAACTTGGTCTTTGGGGCAAGGGCGATCTTGCCAAAGGCGGCGAGTATGATCCGCTGATGGATTGGGAGTATGGCCGATGAGCAGCCAAGTTCCATACACTGGCGTTCCTACAGTTCAGCCGAGCTTCGACGCAACACCTTCGATGCAATCCAATGTGCCGATGGAAGCATTTGGCACAGGCGTTGCTCAGGCTGTTGGGCATCTTGGTCGGGCGGTTGAAGGCGCAGGGAATGAAATCTGGGCTCGCGCTACGGCGATGCAGCAGCTTAATGAGCAGGCGAATGCTGATGAGGCAATCTCCAAATTCACCATGACGCAAGCTAAGAAGTTTGCTGATTTCACAATGCTTAAAGGCAAGCAAGCTGTTGATGGCCTTAATCCATATCTAGAAGACCTCGAAAAGTCTCGGGTGGAAATCGGGCAAAATCTTAGCTCTCCATACGCACAAAGATTGTACCTTCACGGATCAAAATCTGAACAAGCTCGGAATGCTTTTGCTGTAGCAAGGCATGCTGGTGATGAAGGTCGTCAATATAATCTCAGTTCAGCTCAGGCTATTATTGAAGCCAATGTACAATCTGCTGGATTAGCTCCGCAGAATGAAGAATCATATCAAAATGCGCTTAAGGTAAATTTACAAAACGCGCAAAAACAAGCCGATATTGCTGGTAAAGATTCACAGTGGGCAGAAAATCTTGCAAGGGCTGAAAACTCTCGCATGACATTAACTCGTGTCCGTAGCCTTGCTCGTATAGACGTAGCAGGGGCTCAAAAACTTATAGATGCAGCATCTAAAGCAGGGAATCTTTTTGGTGAGGAGCTTGGTCAAGCGCAGGATTTTGTTCGTACACAGAGATTGAGTGTCGCCACTCGTCAAGAAGCAGCCCGTGCCCGATCCGGCGACAATACTTCTCTAGGCGACGCCAAGCTTCCTATCGATCAAGTAATGGAGGCGGTCGCCGGGAATGAAGGTGCGGACTACAGCACCAAGCACCCGCCCGTAACCCACAAGGTCAATGGCAAGACCATCACCGAATATGGCCTCGGTCGCTGGGGCGTGATGCAGTCCAATCTCCAGCCTTGGCTTAAAGAAGCCGGGATGCCAGCGATGACTGAGCAGCAGTTTCTGAACTCGCCTGAGGCCCAGAAGAAGCTCGTTCAGTTTAAGCTCCAGCAGTTTCAGGACGAAGGCGGCTCGGCTAACGCCGCTGCGATGAAATGGTTCACGGGAAGCTATAATCCCGATCCCAATCGCAACGACAAAATCAGCAATGCTGGACAGTACAAGCAACGATTCAACGCTAATCTTTTCCGGCAAGGCGGCGCTTCATTTGCTGATGCCGCTGGCCGGGCCCGGTCTAAACAACTCTTTGGTGATGATGCCGAAGCCGAAGAAGCCATGAGCCAGCATTTTGTCACGGTAAACAAACGCGACAAGCAGCTTGCCCGCGAGGATTTGCAAGAGAACATCGACACGATCGAAAACGCTATTGTCCCTGCGAAGGATGGTAAGCTTGTAACTTCGATTGAAGATGTGCAGGACCCGAAGGTTCAGGCTGCTTGGGATGCTCTGCCGATCCCCAGGCAGAATCGGTATCGTCAGCTTCTGTCGCGGAATGCCAAGAACGACTACACCGAAACCCCAGAGAACCAGAACGAATATCGTAAATGGCTTGGGCGGTTGACTGATCCAATGGCGACGCCTGAGGACCGGCGTGAGGCGATGAATCAAGAATTCGCGTTTATGAATCTCCCGGCGAATCAACGTCAGCAATTGAACATGCTCAAGCGGGCGATGTGGAAATCGGATAATAAAGCCCAGAACCCAGCGTTGAATCATGCGATGAGTGTGTCGAATGATATCCTTCGTCAGGCTGGGATTGATCGGTCTAAGACAAAAGACGACTACGATCTGATCCGCGGGACAATGTTCACCATTCTCCAACAGCGCGCAGCTGATGGGAACCCGGTTAAGAACGATCAAGAGTATCGCGAGATTACTTCCGGATTGGTTCGGCAGGTGAATCAGACCAAGCTCTTTGGCACTCTCTGGGGCGGGACTCAGGCGTTTAAAGTTGAGGTTCCGGCTTCAGATAAGAAGATGATTACTGAGAGTTACACTCAGCGATACGACCGCGAACCGACGACTAAAGAGATTCAGGAAATATACAACGCAAAGATGTATAATCAACTGTATAATAAAGCCAAAAAGATGCAGTCTGATAAGAACGCAGGTATGGGCCCGACTAGCTCGATGGCTCCGCAGGTTCCGAGGTCACAATGAACGAATACGACAGCATCATCAATGATTATGTCGAGGCACCTGCGTCTCAGGCTGCGACGTCCATTGGCGAAAGTCCGGATCAAGCTGTTCGGGCGAGGCAGCTTAGTCGGGCGACAAATCAGCCAGTATTGGCGATTTATAACGATCTAGATAATGCTGAGCAGGAACACCGGGCGGCGCTGACGCGAAATATTGTCTCGGGCAATGATAAGCTCGCTGCATATATCCGCGGGAATGAACTTGCCGATGTTGTGTCGAATGACGACTATGGGAATCTAGATAATGCTAGCCGAGCATTTCAGGAAACTCTAGATACCCACCCGATCTGGGGAAAGGGCATTCCCAAGCGCTACATCGCCGAGCCGCTGATGGAGGGATTGAAGGGCGCGATCTATGGGGCTGGCGAGGCCTTTGTTCAGGACCCTTTTAAAGTTCCTGAGAATTACAATGCTTGGTCAAAGGGAGCTTATGATTTCCTTGGAATCCCACTTCGTACCCTAAATGCCGTTGCTGGCGGGTTCATGGGCGGTGCTGGGGGGCTTGCTCGTCAAGCGGTTCTTGCGGCCGGTGGAGATGAGAACTCCGCAACCCGCGCTGAACGTGAAGCTCGCGGTGTAGTTGAATCGGAGATGGGTCGTGGCGGATCGGGCTTGCAACATGCCGATCACGCGATTGGTCAGATTGTGCGGCAGCAAGAGGCGATGGCGCTTGCGAAGCCTTGGCTAGATGCAGGCGTGGACGTGCCTCGTGGCGTCCATCCGCTGATCGATCAAATTAAAGAAAAGACCAACGACGCTTGGGTTGATAAGATTCAGAATGCGCTGCAAGAGGCGCAGAACTCTGCGACCCGCGAACGTGATCCGGAGCTTTTTAAGAACTTTGCCGAACAGCATTTTGCTGATGCCCAGATGGGGATTTCGGCCGATGCAGTGGTTCGGCTTTATGGGGATAAGGTTCCATCTCGGGAGGATGGTATTCTCGGCTGGGTTCCTGGGATTGAGGAGAAGCTTGAAGCCGCAAGGACCTTTGGCGAAGATGTTCATGTTCCGCTTGCGGATTGGGTCACCTATGTCGATCCGCAACTGGCAAGCGAGCTAAAGCCTGATCTTCGCGCATGGCCGGGTGGGATTACCAAGAACGAAGCGGCGGTTAAGGACCTTGCTGCTCCGGCGATTGATGGGGCACTGCCGCAAGTAAGGACTTCTGCGGCATTGGAACCGATGTTTGCCATTGGCGATCGGCCGCTGAAACTGGAGAAGGGTGAGTCTATCTGGAAAGGGATGGAGGATTACAACTTTGTCGATCACACTGGCAAGGTTGTTGGTGAAATTACCATCTTCCCCGATCCAATGAAGAAGCAACTTTATATTGCTTCGGTTAGTTCGCACGATCTACAACCCAATACTATGGGCCCAAGCCTGATCCGTGATATCAAGCGTCAGCTTAAAGAGCTTTATCCAGATTATGAGACTATCTCTGGGTATCGAATCTCTGGGGCGAGGGAAGAAGCTGGCGCGCCGAAGGAACAACGGAAGCCAGTGGTCAAGCTCGCTCTCGGCGATAAATTTACATTGCGCCGTGTGGAAGATAAAACTTCTTATAAAGGACGCGATCCCGAAGAATTGGCTTATAATGATGGTTATGGTTGGGATCATTTAACTGATCAGCAGCGTGAATATTATAATAATTTGTCCTCGGGAGGGCCCAGTAAGGATGGCGTATTTGAATTCGTTGACTCCAAAGGTAATGTTGCAGGGCAAGCAACATTAACTTTTAATAACGAAACTAAAGATATTTTTGTTCATTGGATTGGAAGTTCAGATCATCGAGGTGCGAACGACTTTGGGCCTCGAACAATACTTGAATTGAAACGACAATTAAAGGAAATGTATCCTGAATACAAAACTATTTCAGGAGACAGAATTTCTGGTGCTCGTGAAGAAGCTGGAGTTACTGGAACTGAAACATATACATCAGTCAAGCTCGCTCTTGGCGATGCTTTCGAACTCTCCCGTGAATACACCGACCTCCGCCGAATCCTTGAAACCTCCCCAACCAAGTTCGGCGACGTAACTGCGGACCTTGTGCCGAAGGAACTTTGGACAAAGAATGAGCATGCCATTAATCAAGCAATGCAAGAAGAAGTTAATCGTATCGCAGGCAAAACTGTTGAGCCAATTTTGGCTGGCGATATTCGTTATGAAGGTATTGATGGCATTAGGGGTGTGTATCATCAGACACCGGGAGAAATCTCAAAGATACTAGTGGCAGCACTTGACCCGGATAAGATTGGGATTTTGCGCCATGAATTAATTCATCATCTCTACCGGGAAGGTTTCTTCAAACCTGAGGAATGGAATGCGCTGATCGAGGCTAGCAAGAATGAAGGCTGGATTGATCGGTACGGCATTGCCGGTCGCTACGATCATCTAAACGAGCTTGGTCAGCATGAAGAAGCTATCGCCGAAGCCTTTCGCGATTGGGCTAAGACCCGTGAGCAGCAGCCAGTCACGCCAGTTACTACGATCTTCCAAAAGCTCTGGGATTTGATGCAGCGGATCAAGGATCGTGTTGCGAAGATTCTGGGGAGGGAGCCGACCTTCAACGAACTATTTGAGCAAGCTTATTCTGGTGAGCTTGCTAAGCGTGAATTGGCGGAACGGTCACAGGCTAAGATCAAATCCGATCTTGGTGTGGATATGCCCGGCGCTATGTTCAGCGTCTCAGAAGAGCCGACTAAAAAAGGCTTTGTGGCGTATCATGGATCGCCGTATGAGTTTGAGAAGTTTGATAGCTCAAAGATTGGGTCTGGCGAAGGTGCTCAGGCTTATGGGCATGGGCTGTACTTTGCTGAGAATGAGAAGGTTGCTAAGGGTTATCAAGAGAAGCTCGCTAAGAAAAATCAGAGACAAGCTGTAACTAATGATTCGACTTTTGGTAATGTGCCGATTCTTGAATCTGATTCAACTAAACCCGGAGCAACCTATCAAGTCCATATCAAATCCGATCCAGCTAAATTCCTTGATTGGGATAAGCCTCTTGAACAGCAAAAATGGATTTGGGATAAGCTTTCTGATGATCTAAAAACTACCATTGATGATCATCTAGAAAATCGTGGCAATAATCCCATGTCCGAAGTTTTGGAGGCTTATACCGGACGCGATCTTTATAAAGCTCTTGAACATTATGATGTTCACGAGAGTATTCCGGCTGAGCTTGAAGGCTCAAGTTGGTATGAAGGAAATACGACTGAAAAGATTCATACTGCTAAGTTCCTTGAAAGCCTTGGCGTTGAAGGCGTTCAATATCTTGACGGTGGCTCTCGCGGCGCTGGCGATGGCACTCGAAACTTTGTCGTCTTCAATGATAAGAACGTTGAAATCACCCATAAAAATGGCGAGCCTGTAAACAAGCCTCCAGCGTTTGCTAAGGGTGAGAGTCCGCAGGAGCAGCAGCTCAAAGCCGAAGCCTCAGGTCTCGACGCCAAACATAAAAAGAAAATCGATAAACTTATAAACCAAGAATATAAAGAGAATCTTGAAGCTGCAATAAAACGCGCTGAGGCAGAACAAAAAGCGACGCAGACTAAGGAATGGAAAGAAGCTGCGAAGGAAATTCGCAAAGAGGTTGATGCGGATATTCGCCAGCGCCCGGACGTTGCAGCCGATCTGCTGATTGGCTCCGGCGAACTTGGCGGAAAGCAACTCGAGCGGAAGAACTATCCCCTGAGGGCTGAGGACCTGACGGCTGAACAGAAAGCCAGCCTGCCGCGGAGATACTATTCCAAAGACGGTGTCCCGGTTGATATGATGGCGAACCTCTTTGGGTTTACCTCTGGCGATCGGCTGATTGAGGAACTCTCTTCTTATACCAAATCCCGCGAAGGCATGTCTGCACAGGAAGGCCTCCGCAAAACCATCGATGAAGAAGTCCAGCGCCGGATGGAGGATAAATTCGGCAAGCTTCAAGATAACATCATGCTCGACGCGATGGATCAGGCATTTAGTGAAACTGCACTCAATCGTCTTGCCGAAGAATGGCAAGGCGCGGCTATGCAGGCCGGTATTCAAGTTATAGACAAAAATGTAGCTAAAGAAGAAGCTCTGCGAATCTTCAATAAGAGGACTCTTAAAGAAATAAATCCCGAACATCTTATTGGAATTATGGGTAAGCTTGGGCGTGACGCTGAACGTGCTGCTATCGATCAACGTTGGAATGATATGTCTGTTCTAATGCAACGAAAGTATATGACCGGACTGATTGTTGCCGAAGCCCGCAAAGTTCAAAAAGAAATGCAGTCCGCAGAAAGAACCTTCAAACAATTCGCCAAACGTGAAGTGAAAAGCATGGAACCTGAATACACCGATCAGGTCCATGATATCATGCAGCGAATTGGCAAGCCTGTGAAACGATCTGTTCAAGATTTGCAGGAATCCATCGAACGTAATGGTTATAAGAACCTTGCTGATTTCGTCGAGCAGAAGCAAGATGCTCTACGTGTTGTTGATGCTTGGGAGCCACTGCTCTCTGGTGATTGGCGGAAGGATTATAATAGCCTGACTGTAGAAGAGTTTCGTGGAGTTCATGGAACAATCAAGAACCTTGTTCATAACGGTAAGGAGGAGCGAAAGATTTATCGTGCTGGTGAGGCCGCGGAATTTGCTGAGCTTCTTCCTCAGTTTACAGGCTCAATTAAAGATGCCGCTCATGATAACTTTGCTAAACTTCATAAAGGGAAATATGCAAAGCTTCCCGAGCAGTACTTTGTCCAGCATATTCAAATGGAAACTTTTCTCAATCGCCTTGATGGATATGATCCTAATGGCGTTTGGTTCCAATATGTCTATCGCAATCTTGCGGATGGATCAGCATTGGTTGATAAATGGCGCAAGTATTTTGTCAATCGGCTGAAGGAAGTTGAGCAACCGGAGAATATCCACCGAACCATAGACAATCCTTTGTTTAAGGATCAAGATACAAATGCCCCGTTAAAGTTTACTCGACGTAACCTGCTTGCGGTGATGCTGAATACTGGCAACTCTACCAATCTTAAAAAGATGGCAGAGGGGTATAAACTTAAATCCGATGATATCATGGCTTGGGTGCATCAACATGCAACGAAGAAAGAATGGGATTATGTCCAGCATGTTTGGGATGTTTTCAAAGAGATAAAAGATCAATCAGACACTATGTATCGTTCGCTCTCTGGTGTTGCTCCGGAGAACATTGAGATTCGCCCGATTGATACGCAGTATGGTCAATACAAAGGCGGATACTATCCGCTAATACGTGATCAGAATCAGGTTGGTCAAGGGCCGGGTAAGGTTTTTGGCAAAGACGCGCTTACACAAGAGAACTTTGTCAGCGCCATGCCTGCCGCTGGGTATACAAAAAAGCGTACAGGTGCGACTTATCCTATCGCACTTGAACCTGATATGATGACCGCGCAAATGTCGCAGATGATTCATGATATCGGCATGCGCCCGGCGATTATTAATGCATCTAAAGTGTTCATGAACAAAGAAGTTCAAAGTGCTATTCGCGCACACTTCGGCGATGCTTGGCGGCATGAGCTTAAGGATTATCTTGTTGGTGTGGCTAATTCACAAAATTACATGCCACAAAACCAGCGACCCATTGTGGAACTTGCAGAATTTGTTCGGCAGAATGTTATCTCGACTGTGGTTGGATTCAATCCCGGAACTGTGATGAAGCATGGGCCGACAGCACTGTTCTTGTCGACTAAAGAAGTTGGACTCAAGAATTTTGCTAAGGCCGCTTGGGAGACTAATATCTTCCGGAATATCCTTGCCGAGGTTGCGCCTGAGTCTTATCGTGGTGCGGTTAGGACGCTGCTTGGGATCAATGATGCGACCTCGAATAAAGCTTGGAATTTTATTCGAGAGAACTCACTAGAGATTGCTCGACGCGATCGCAACTGGGAAGAGACTTTGTTTGGCGCGTCTGCTGGATTGCAGCCGTTTGATCAGTATGCTACTTGGCGAGCCAAGATCATGCAATGGTCATCAAAGCCTGTAGCGCTGTCGGATATGCTCAGTGCTGTTCCAACTTGGCTGGCAGCATACAAAGAAGCTGTTGCAGCAGGTAAGGATCATGGTGAAGCTGTGGCTCTTGGTGATCGTGCTGTTCGCCGTGCGCATGGTTCGACAGCTAGCACTAGCCGGACCGCCTTCCAGAGAAACTACAATCCGTACCTAACTTCGATCTACAACTTCTGGTCAGATATTCTCAATCGGCAGGTTGAGACTATTTGGAAGGCTGGCGATGAAGCTCATTTGACGAATGGTAATCCGGTGTCCAAAGGTCTAGCAACAGTGCCGATCCTAGCGGGTGGATTGTTTGCATATTCAATTATGCCCTCAATTATCGAGGCATATGTCTCGCCGCATCCTCACAAAGACGATGAAGGATTTGTCTGGAAGTCAGTTAAGCAGCTTATGTTCACTCAGCTTGGTGGTTGGGTCGGTCTTCGTGATGCTGCTACGGCGTATGCCTTTGCCCGCGATCCACACTACGGCTTGACCGGAACTGCATGGCAGGGTCTTACCAATCTGCCAAAGGATTTGATGAAAGGTCAGCCTCTGGCCAAGGAACGTGTTGGTCGATTGATCCAAGACGGCGCCGGGTTGATTGGAACTTTAACTGGATCGTTTCCATTGCAGATTGGCAAGTCCGCAAGATATCTTTATGGTGTAAAGACTGGCGTGGAGAATCCAAGAAATACTTGGGATTGGTTAACTGGCCTTAGGTTCGGAACCAACGATAAGCATTCAAGATCGTTCGAACAATATATGAAAGGGCACTAAATGGACCATAAGATTTTCTTCGCCGAAGTCCGCGATCATGTCTTTGGTAAGACCATGTACCAAGGGCAGGTTGACGGATGCCTTGCAATCTTGGAGGCTTGGGAAAAACATGCGCCAGCCAGTGATCCTAGGTTCATCGCGTATTCGCTCGCAACAGCGTTCCATGAGACTGCGCGGAGTATGGCTCCGATTAAGGAACTTGGAGCCGGGCGCGGTAGGGCCTATGGCCATCCTGTGCCTCCATACAATCAGGTTTACTATGGCCGCGGCCTTGTCCAACTAACTTGGGAAAGGAACTATACCTATGCAACGAAACGACTTCGTGAGCTTGGTTTGGTCGGCAGTGATGTTGATCTTGTTCGCAATCCTGATCTGGCAATGCGTCCAGATATTGCAGCCGCGGTCCTTGTGTGTGGAATGTCCGAAGGCTGGTTCACCGGCAGGAAATTGATTGACTATTTTAAGGGAACACGCTCTGATTGGGTAGATGCTAGGGCGATAATCAATGGCAGTGACAGGGCCAAGTTAATCGCCAGTTATGGTATGGCGTTTTACCATGCGATAGATGAAGCGAATAGGAGCCAGAGATGAATCAGAATCAGATCATAGCATTCGGGCGACATGTGGCGACATTTGTCGCTGGCATGTTGACTCTTGCGGTAACGTTCAACTATATTTCTGCCGATCAGGCGACCACCCTCAAGGATTCTATCAACCAGATCATCCAGTCTGTCGGTGCGATTGCTGCGGCGGTTGGACCGATCGCTGCGATCATCTCGGGATTGTATGCCAGCCGTTCTGCCAGCCCGGCAAATCAGATTAAGGCCGTTGCTGCGAATCCGACGGTAGCGAAGATCGAGGTTAAGGACCCTGTGGTTGTTGGGGCCATCCCCAATGAAAAAGTTGTAATGGCGTCCCCCGAAGGAAATGGAGCGGTATGATGAAGAAGATCACGATTATAGTTTGTGGTTTGGCACTGGCAGGTTGTAATGCCAATAGTGAATGGGCCAAGATCAGCGCCGCAGTGGGCCAGATCGACAACACCCTTGCTCAGCTTTCTGGCAATAGCATCCCCAAGGCCTGTGCGATCATCGCGGTGGCGGATAGTTACTTTCAGGATTTGAAGGCGAATATCAGCGCCAAGAACATTGCGATCGAAGCTAAGGCCATGGCGGCGGCACGGGTGATCTGCAATAATCCTCCGACCAATACCGTCGCAGCATTCAGATCGCTCTGGAATATCTGGAAGACCGTTCAGGATTCGACTAAGACGAACTGAGGGCCACGCCATGTCCTACGTGCTATTAGAGGGTGCGATGGAAAAACTTATTAACGACGTAGCCGATGTACGTGCGGAGCAGGCGTTCTTCAAGCAAAGTATCGAGCGCATGGAAGAGAAACTCGATAAGGCTCTTGATGAGCACGAGGATCGAATCCGGGCGCTGGAGACTTACAAAGACAAGCAGCTAGGCCTTTTGAGCCTAGCTGCACTTCTCGGCGGGGTCGTGACTTGGTCCTTCGACCACCTAAAGGGTTTGTTTAAGTAATTATTGGAGCCGACCTCGGTCGGTTGTGAAGTATTTTATCTTGGTAGTGCGGTCGATTCCTAGCAGATGAATCTGCCCCGATCGCTCTAAGATATCCACCACTCGATGGATAGAATGGATCGGCAGTCGATCACGGGCGAACCGGATTATCTTCTGTTCGCTGACGCCATATTCGCCGTCGTGGATTTTAACGAAATGGAGGATTTCCTCCATCGCGGCCGCGTCGGCATTGGTCGCGCCGGCCTTGAAGATTTCAGCCATCGAGGCTTCGGCTTCTAGGAGCCAGCCCATAGCCCGGTTGAAGTCATCCTTAGTGAGAATAAGGGCATTAGATCGATCAATGGCAGATACCATTGAGAGCTTGTATAGGTGTGTCCTTCGGCGCGTGACATAGTGAATGAGCTTAGGATGACTGGGAACTGGTTGTTCGCCGAGTGCCCGCCAATTATTGACAGCGTCTCGATAATCCTTAGTAACTTCGAATTGCCCGATCTGTTGGTTGATGATAGCAAGATCATGTGCGAGATCGGCGGAGTAGGTTTTTTCCATCTCTGCGAAGTCATCGCCGATAATCCTTTCGTCTGAGAAGATCATGATAAGCCGAGAGGTAAAGCCTTGTCCCCAAGCCTTCTCTGGCATCAGATCGGTCAAGTTCTGAGGAGTGCATCCGCAGAGCATGTTGATTTGTGGGGATTCAATCTTGACGCGGAGGTCGCTGGTGCGGCGGACTTGCTGGTATGGGGTCGGGTCGTAGAAGGCTGAAAGCCCGTCGATCATTTCGTTGTCGTATTTATGGATGAATGCGCCCATTTCATCTGCGAAGATTGCCATGGAGTTGTATTCCATTGGATCATCGCCGGGGCGAATGATATGGCGCTTGGCTTTGACCAGTGAGTCAACAAGACTGGCGAAGGTCATTGAGATTGGCGCTAGGTGGAACTCGGGGAGTTCGCGGATATAGTGCTTGCCCTCGTTGATCGTGCGGGTCTTGCCGACGCCGGGATGGGCGACAAGGAAGGTGTAAAGGTTTGGGAATAGCGGCCGCGAGGTCATCAGCCAAACCTTCTGTTCCATCGCCGCGGCAAGGGAAAGGATCGCGGTCCATTTACGGAAGATCGGCGGGGAGTGGAGATTAGCGGTTTGGTTTATAAAAGAATCAATCCATGATTCTAGTTTCCGTTTACCGTCTGCATTATCCGAAGTGTTCTTTGGCCGCTTGCTCATATGCCCCGCTCGCTTCTTCTATTGTAGAAAAAGTCCCGATAACTCTACCGTTGATTCGGGCTTGGAATTTTGATCCCTTCACTGATACGCCTTTAATACCAAGAAAATTATCGATTCTAACAGGCTTATTCCATTGATTTTCTTGGTGTGTACTTTTGCGTAGGTTTTCAATTCGATTGTCAAATTTGATTCTATTAATATGATCTATATGTTCTATCGGCCATTCATTATAAACATACAACCATGCCAATCTATGCGCATAATATAATTTGCCGTTAAATCTAATTTTGATGTAGTTAGTTGCATCAACACATCCCGCAACTATACCTGTGCGCCTCCAGATAAATACACCAGTCTCTGGAAAATACTCAAGTTTTTTCTTTAGCTCTTCTTGAGACAAGTCTGTCAAGAAGGCTGGCCTCTTTGATTCGTTTTCTATTATCATGACCTTTATACTCCATTAGTCCGTTGGGATTTTTAGTTGGATGATATTTCCCTTTATTGAATCCGACAGCTACGTCGGAAGGGATGCTCATAACACGACCGCCTTTAAGTTTAACGGGCACAATCATACCAGCTTGTAAGCGAGGTATGATTTTATCTTCATCCTTTTCGGGATACATAAAGACAAGCGCATCATGTTCTTGTGCTACGATTGTTACAAAATTCTCGCGCCAGATATTCATCATTGCTTGATTAACGATATCTGCCAAGGAAGATTGTGGATCATATGCAATAGCTTCGCGCAAGGTTGATGCATCTGATCTACGGCCAAAGAACCAACGCTTGCGTCCCATCAATGACACCATGAAACCTTTCTTGCGTAGGGTTTCTTCAACATGCGTATGCCATTGTTTGTGGGCAGGAAAAGCTTTGAAATATTTAGGCTGAAAATCCTTTACAAGCTGCAATGGAACCTTGGCTTGTTCGGACAGCGTAGGCGGCATACCATTGTAGTTTGAACCATGCCCAATTTTCTTGCACATAAATCGACGATCATAGTGGCGATAAAATGGAAGCTCAGCAAGTTCTTTGTCTTTCTTGATATCACCAGTCCATTCAACATCATTCCACACAAGCCGAGCTACGGTCGTATGGATATCACCAGATTCACAAGCGTCCAGGTATTTACCATCGCGGAATAGATTCCATTCAATTCCACCTACACAGAACGATTCTCCTGATTTAGTGTCAAGCTTAGCGAATTTATATCCTGCATCAGCGATAAAGATTGATCGGAGAGATTCTTCAACATTCTGGAGATTTCCTCCAGTACCAAACTCTGAGATGCTACTAGAGAATCGACCTGTCGACGTTCCTGCAATATTGTAAGACGTACGGATTCTTCCGTCATCATCAATTGCAGTCTTAAGGACGCTAATCTTGTCACCAAGCTCTGTAAGAAGGTTAATGTGTTTAACGAGTTGTTCGGCGATTGGATAAATCTCCAGTTTCTCTCTAGCTCCGCGGTCGACGGTGGGCCGTCCAGCTTTACGTATGGGGTGGATTCCGAGTTCGTCGTAGAAGAGGGTTTGGAGGTCACGGGTGGAACGATAATTGAAGGTGGACATGCCGACGCCATCGTGGACAATTCGGAGCAGATTCGCTTCAACACGTTCCATGATTTCGTAGTATTCATCGATCACGGCCGCTTTGCGGGCTTGGTCCACAAGGACTCCGCGGATTTTCATCTCAAGGGTTGGGGCTTGAAGGGCTTTGGAGAAGTCGTAGGTTGAGGCGGTGATGTTATCGAGTTGTGGACGAAGGCCGTTATAGACGTCAAGGGTGACGCAACAGTCGAGGCCGTTATAACACATTTCCTTCTCGAATTCGGAAAGTGTTTCAGGATTCATTTCGTGAGTGCGGATGATTTTCATTGAGGTATCCTTGCGTAATATCTATTATAAATCGATCTGAACCAATCATTTTGTGCGGGCGTCATCGAAAACTTCATTGGATGCAATAATATTTTTTCGTTTATTGACATAATAAATTCTCGCTCTTTCTCTGATAAGTCAATTGACAACAGCTGATGACACATAATTGCTCCAATACGATTGTCCTTTTTCATTGTCATTTTGGCCTCCATCATCAATGTATATTTTTATCTTTTTTATCTTGATCACATTCTTCTAAGGCTTCTAGTAAGATTTTGAGGGCATCTAATCTTTTTAGATGTAGCTCTTTAAATTCTGTTTCACAATAATCGCAAAGATTAGAACCCAACTTTGCATCATCAAGTTTACAATTCTCACATTTCATATTAGGCTCCTCTCTTAATCGTCTCGTCTTTCTTCCGCATATGTTTCCATGCACCCTCGTCAGAGTAGATGCTCCCGAGATACCCGAGGCCTTTAAGACCTTCGGGCTGGAGAGCGTGGGATAGAAGCATGGTATCTTCGGCGCAGTTCAGGGTTTTGATTCCGTAGGCTCGAAGGAGGAAGGACACGTCGTAAGACCCATTCTGGAAGAGCTTCGGGATGCGGCTATCGCCGAGAATAGATCGAACAAGATTCCAGCATTTAGCTTCATCCTCTCTAGTCGGCCAATAACTTCCGCTCGGTTGTCTGGCGTCATCGAAAGGAATAACGATTGCTGTTGAGTTATTGGGTGCAAAACCAATGCAAGTAACTCTCTGTCCGCTTGTTTCAATGTCGACAGAAAGAAGTTTGCATTGGTCGATGAAAGTAGATTTGAAATTTCGGATATCGTCGAGGCTGGGTTCGATCCAGATTTCACGGGGAGGCCTTCTAATTTCGGGGTAGAGGGATTCGCGTTTGGCTTTCATAAGGTCGGCAATTACTGTTGGTCGGTTATCCCATTGCCGGAGGATCGCGGAAGGATGATATGTAGGCAGAAGCTTAAAATCAGCAGCAGTATGAGTAGAAAGAAGAGTAGTACCACGAAGCTTGGTGATACCAGTCCGACCAGCCAAAGCCCAAAGAGCGGTGTTCCCAAGACAAATAATGAGGTTAGGATCGCTTCCCATAATCTCATCAGCCAAACGGTCCAGTTCATTGGCGAACTCCTCCCGAACATATTTCGATTTCAGTAGGGCGGGATATCCAGGGATGCCTTCGGCTTTGGGTCCGCAGAAGTATTCGAGGTCATTGCGGGGAGGGTAGATTTGAAACACGTTGGTACGAACAACCTCAGGATGCAATCCCCATATAGCCTCGATACAACTCGGGTCAGATTGGGAATAGTATCGATGGAGATAATCACGATCAGCGAATGTGAAGGTGATGATGCCGGATTCATTGAGCATCCTTAGGAGTTCGGCGCCGGAGGGGCCGACGAAGGAAGAGTTCATTCGGGCTTCGACTTCGCCACGGGCTTCGCCAACCAGTAATATTGGCTTCATGATTTCCTCTGGGAGTTGGGTGGGGAATTTCTCCCCCACCCAGATTGGCTTTAGTCTGCGCGGAGTGTACGAGAGATTTCTGCGTAGACCGTCTGGCCATCCTCACTCGGCCGATGCTTGACCAGCGCCCGAACCTCCGCGTTGACAACTTCATCATTGCGGCTGCGGCGGCTGGATTCTTCGGATAGGTCAATTCCGCAATGTTCGTGGAATTCGTCCAGCCGATAGACGGCATCTTCGGTCAGGTAAAAGGTCAGGCGCAGGGTCTTGTTCTCGAGCCCGCCCATTTCGGAAAGATCGTCCTCGTCAACGTCATCCTCGGCGGAGATTGGCTTTAGGGTGAACTGAACAAATGGGGTCCCTTTCTTTGAGGACTTGTCGTAAGTCGGGGTTCCCTGAACCCGGCAGAGATAGGTGCCTGTGGGAATGGGCTTCGGCCGATCGATTTCAGTGGGAGCCTCATCCAAAATTGAAGCAAAGTTAGGCTTATCGTTCATAGGTAGGTTCCTTGTGGTTATTTACGGACCAACGTGACAGACTTAGGTTTCTCCACAGGCATGTCACGCAATGCCTCGAAGAGAGTCGCCAGCCCGGTTTCGATAGGAAGTTCCTTTTCGACAGCACCGGGTCTGGGATTGGCAAGATCGATCATGGCGTCGGAGGTTGTTTGGATTGTGCGCTTCCCGCCTTTGTTTTTGTAGCGAATATACGATGGAAAATACTGGGGAATCTTCGGGGACAGCTTCTGGCCGACACCTTGCGGGAAGATTTTGGTCGAGCCATCGGGAAGGTCCATGTAGGTGCCGTGGGCGATCACGATGAGGTTGGTGGCGAATCCGCGGCCAGTGAGCATGGCGAGGACTTTTTCCACGTCATCCTGTGCGTTCCCATAAACGGCGCGTCCATCGTAATCTCCAGACTTTCCACGAGGGATAATAGATTCATGAAAGTCATAAGCGGCATCACAAAGTCGGCTGAGAGAGTCCACGACAAGTATTGTGTCTGAGCCCCAGTCTGCGGGTCGACCAAGATCAATATCATCGTATTTCCAGTTGTCCAAAAGTTTAATTGCACTGATCCATGCTTTTGGCTTTCCATCGATTTGACTCCCACTTGCACCGGCTTTGTAGTTGTCGCGAACTGTAACGAACTCTACGTTATCGAGCTTGTCCGGACATTCCTCGATGACCTTGAACTTGAGGATATCGAGGAGGTTGTCGAAGTCGAGGATGCGGAGTTTATATCCGGCTTTTACGAGGGAGACGAGCGAACCGGTCTTGCCGGACTTAGCGTCGCCAATAAGCAAAAGCTTCGTGAATTGATTAGACTGGTGGTTGGCTAGGGAGGGCATTAGCGTTCCTTTATTGAAGATTTACTCAGAATTTCTGTGAAGTTCTGAACTAAAATCTTGAGCCACTTTTTGTCCTGCATTAGACTTTCATTTTCAGCTGCAATTACTTTGTTTCGGTCTTCTAGAGTACGAATCCTTACATATAAATCATCCTGTGTGGCCTTTGCAATTTTTAACCTTTGATTTAATTCAGATATCTGTGTTGACAACTTTACTCTTGCCATTGATCTTCTCCACTTCTGCTTGAATATGTTCGTGAATTTCTTTCAGGACCTTGACGATGGCGAGGCGTTCGGAGAAACCTTGGGATTGATCATCTTTGATGTTGACCGCGGTATCCCAGAGGACCTTTGAGCACATCGACAAGCCCAAGGAGTAGCCAGCACGGGCGCTGGGCGGGAGATTAAGCGTACTTCCCGTGGCCTCTGGGTCTGCGGATGGTTGTTCGATCATGGTTTCTCCTGCATTCGTAGCACCAAGGGAGGCTGGCGATGGCCCCTGAGTTGTATCGACGTTTGCCGAACTCGGTCAGTGGCTTGAGGGTCTTGCAACAGGTGCAATGTTTGGTTAGCGGCTGCGAAGGGGATTCAGTCATGACACGCAAATTCTCCGGATAGAGGATTATAAGCAAACGATCTTTTTATGGTCGCGATATTGAGTGCGCGCTCATTATCTGTAGGCATTGTTATCTCCTATCGACTACGAAGTGGCGACCAGATTTCTTCACGCGGAAGTTGTTCAAAATCTGATTTCAGATAGATTTCTCTAACTGATGGTGATTTTGAACATACGCCTCTAAATTTACATCCACCATAGTTATTGCAACTCGTATCGTTCATTGGCCAGTATTCGCGGACGGCGTATTCTTCGGCGCGTTCGAGGTGGATTCGCAGGTCATTCATCCATTCTTCAAGTTGATCCGGGGTGCGGAGGGTGAAGCCAGAGACAAAGCGGTTTTCCTTGTCGAGAAGGATTTGGGCCGCTCGGACGATCACGCCTTTGATTGGGGCGTTGAGGACAACCTGCCCGGCGATGGTGTAGAGGGTCATTTGGTTATGTGGTTCGTATTGGTTGAAGTAGTATTGGGATGGGGTTGTGGTGGTGGTCTTGTGGTCCATCACGAAGAGTTGATCGTTGAAGGAGACAACTCGGTCCATGTGGCCGGCGAGGAGATATGGATGTGTCACAGAATCTGAATCACCTAGATGGCCCGGTCCGAAATCTAACTCAAACCGGAAGCTCAACTCAACCGCGGGCTTTCCGTCGGATTTGATGTAGGTTTCGGCAGGATCGTCCACGTAATGGTCAAGGTAATCCACCACAAGTGAAACGAGAGTCTGGCGGTTTTTATATTTTCCCGGTTTAACTGTCTCATCGACACTCCAATCATGCGTCCTTCGAACCAACTCGGATATTGCAGAGTGAACTGCGTCTTCATGGGAGATACCTGTGGCGCGGGCGATATCGTAGTCTTGTAGAGCTTGGTGGTACTCGATGCCAAAGCGGAGATGGATGGATTCGCCCTTGGCGACGTAGCCGTCGATCATGGTGTATTGGTACAGGCGGGGGCAGGTCTTAAGCAAACCTAGTGTAGTGCTATCGTATGCGTATTGTATGTAGGTTCCCGGTAAGAATGGACTATCATCACCTTTTGTAAGGTGATTCTCATTAAGCTCTTGATCTGCCATCAAAACCTCCTCGTGATCTTGACTTCGTTCTTCGGCTTGGTCAGCTTCATCATGACCTGAGATATGTCGACGGCTTGAGGCTTGGCTGGCTTTTCACCTTTGGCCTTTCTGGCGCGAGAGTAGCGATGGTATTTGATTAGGTCGTCAATGTCGGTTGGGGTTATCTCGATTGCAGGTTTGGCGTTTATGTCTTCGATGCGGCGCATCAGTTCGTCGAGATCATTCATCGTTAGATTCCTTCTCAGACCAAGCTGTAACAATCTCAATCTTAATTTCAACTTGTTCCTTGGCTATGAGCATATCGATCCATGCGATTTGAGCCTCACGATATTCCTCATAGGTCTTGGCTTTGGAGATGTTTTCTTTGTGAACGAGAAGCATGTCTAAGGTTTCACTCATTTTCCGGCTCCCTTGCATCATCGAGTTCGACGGTTCGCTGGACAATCAATAGTTGATTGGAGTTGGAATTCCAACATAGCATTAGCCCTGCATATTTTGGTTGGTTTGTTTTGAATTTATTTATTTGTAGTTCGGTAGCTTTAGGATTATCGCAGGTTATAACGAGTCCTAATTCCTCGGTTAGGGCCTTGTCGAGGATTTCGCGGATGAGTTCTTCTCTCATTCGAGTTCCTCAACTTCCATAATCTCTCGTTCCATGCCGAATGGGTCGATATAGACCCACCATTCGCCGGTTTGCTCCGCGGCTTCGACAATCTTAAGGCGGAACTTGTCGAACTCGGATTTGCCGAAGCGCGGGTCGGTGCGTTCGTACATGCGGACGGCTTCGCGGCGTTGAAGAACGCGGGCGTAGTTCATTCGCAGGCGGAAGTAATTGGCGGTCTTTTTGTCCTCGAAGAGGATGCGGATACCTTTTTTGGATTTGGCCGCGCGCTCGAAAGCTTGGAAGCAATCGTCGTAGGCGGCGATGGAGTCAGTTAGGGCCAAGGGTTAGTCTCCTATATCGAACGAATAGAAAACTGAAAACCTTCAATGCCATCAGCGAAACCTATTGGCATACGCTCTTCAAAATAAAATTTTCCATATTGAGTTGCCCCAACAATATCACCTTCCGAATTCACTACGAGACAGGGTACCATGTTGTCATCTGTTATTGCTAACACAACATACATATGCCCATATTTAAGACGTCGTCCACCTGATGCAGCATAAACCTCCCCAACTTGAAGAGGATTTTTGGGTCTATAATTGTCTAATTCTATTTTGCAGCGCATTTTAATGACTCCGAATGTAGGTGAGACGTTCTTTGGCGCGGGTATCCACGACATACGCGATGTTAGATTCTTGGCCTACCCCGCGTTTAATGTCTTCACTGTTAAGATGATAGACAGAATCGAATTCCAAGCCCTTGGAACGGTGGCCGGACATGAAGTGGATGGTGCCGCCGGAAGATTCGAAGATGTGTTTGGCGTAGGCAATGGCACCTCCAAG